ATATTCGATCATTTATCTAATATCACTTTCAAAAAGAAAGACTGGAATTCATTATCTGAGCTAGATCAGAAATCATTTTCGCCTTATCTAATTAATAGGTGGCTTTCTATGGACATGGACTTCATTGAAATTGTAGACATGTTTCAAAAATATACAATCGGTCCATTAGATAAAAAGCATGTATATCAATTATATCATGATGCGTTACCTAAAATAAAAATGTATAACAAATACATTAAAGGTAAAAAGGCAAAAGAGTATAACAAGGATCTAGTTGATTTGCTAACATCACATTATCAGATATCTAAACGAGATGCAAAATCATATATCGATTTCTGGAAAGAGAATGGTATTGATGATTTGAAAAATCTGTTAAAGGATTATGGTAAAACCGAAAAGGAAATTAAACAATGGCTAAAGTAATCAGAGATAGAAAAAATAAAGTTGAATTCACTGAAACCGAAAAGGTATATCACCCAAACCACTACGGCGGTAAGGATAATGTCTATGAAGCTATTAAAGTTATTGAAGCATGGATTTAGATTTTAACTTAGGAAATGTTGTGAAATATGTTTCTCGCGCTGGTAAGAAAGATAAAGAAACTAAGTTGCAAGATCTAGAAAAAGCGTTATGGTATTTGCAGAGATCAATAGATAACTTAATGCAGAAATAATTTGTTTATTTGAAATAAATTTATTATATTTAAGTATGCATAAGTTAGTAAAGTTCAATATAAGAGAACCTCAGCAAGGAGAGCGTAAGATATCATATTCTCAATATGCTATGTATGATAAATGCCCTAAACAATGGGAATTGGCGTATGTACGCAATTTAAGAGAATTCACCCAAAGTATCCATACTTTATTTGGTACGGCATTTCATGAAACATTGCAGACGTATTTGACTACAATGTATGAGAAGACAGCAAAGGCAGCAGATGAATTAGATCTGAATAATATGTTGTTGTCTACTATGAAAGAATTATATAAAGAAGCTGTAGAAAAGATGGGCGAGCATTTCTCTAATAAGTTTGAGCTTATGGAGTTCTATGAAGATGGTGTAGCCATTTTAGATTTCATCAAACGAAATAGAGGTAAGTATTTTTCAGCCAAGCATGAAGAGTTGATAGGCATAGAATTACCAATATACTATCCAGCGGATGAAGATAAAGGTATATTCATGTTAGGATATCTAGATGTTGTTTTAAGAGATAAACGTACAGATGAAATTGTTATCATTGATATCAAGACCAGTACAATGGGTTGGAACAAATATCAGAAAGCCGATAAACTCAAGTTATCTCAATTGATATTGTATAAAGAATACTTTGCTAAACAATATGGTTGGGATGTAGAAAAGATCAAAGTTAAGTTTATGATCGTTAAACGTAAGCTTATTGAAGGTGCAATGTTTCCACAAAAACGCGTCCAAGAAGTTATTCCAGCTAGTGGTAAGCCTACTCGAAACAAGTTATTGAAGTCGATTGAAAGTTGGATCAATACATGTTTCAATGCCGAAGGCGAATATAATACCGAAAAGGAATATCCAGCAATAGCAGGTAAAAATAAAAAGAATTGCAAGTATTGTGATTTTGCAATGCGAGATGAATTATGTCCAATGGCTAATCGTATCAAAGAATGAAAATAGCGATTATCGGTTCACGCAATTACGAGAATACCAGAAAGATAAAAAATCTGTTAACTGATCTACGCAGACGGTTTGGAGATGAATTAACAATTATTTCTGGAGGATGTCTGCAAGGAGCGGATAAACATGTTAAAAAATATTCTATAGAATTTGGAATAGAGTATAAAGAATATAATCCAGCACATACACCGAAAAATTTATATAGTGCAATGTCAGAACATTATTATGGTAAGCCATATCATGTATCTCAATTTCATCATCGTAACAATTTGATTGCGAAAAATTGTGATTATATGATAGCTTTAATACCGGATGGAGATAAAGCAAATGGATCGATGAGTGCAATTAAATCAGCACAAAAGCTGGATAAAAAGGTGGTTATACTAAGCTAAAGTATATTTATATAAAAGTTACAAGGAGTTATAATGCAACAAATTCAGTTACCAAAACTAAAAAAGATAGATCCGAACAAGCCTAAGAAAAAGAAAATTTTATTGTTGTCAGATGACCTGAGAATGCATTCTGGTATTGCAACAATGTCTAAAGAATTTGTGATAGGCACGGTCAATCAATTTGATTGGGTACAATTAGGAGCCGCTGTAAAGCATCCAGATGAAGGTAAGGTATTTGATATCTCAGCCGATGTTCAAAAAGAAACAGGTGTTGATGATGCATCTGTTAAAATATATGCAAATTCAGGATACGGAAATCCTCAGGTATTACAGCAGATATTAAATATTGAAAAGCCAGATGCTATTCTACATTTCACAGATCCGAGATTCTGGGGTTGGTTATATCAAATAGAACATTCTATTCGACAGCATATTCCATTAATGTATTATAACATTTGGGATGACCTTCCTTATCCAGATTGGAATGAACCATTCTATGAGTCATGTGATTTGATAATGAACATATCACGACAAACTCAAAACATTGTGAAAAATGTACTGCAAAAACATCCTAAACCAGACTGGGCGGTACAATGGGTTCCTCATGGAGTTAATTCAAATAAATTTTATCCTATTACAGAAGACCATACTGATTGGAATGATTACCAAAAATTTGTAACTGATTTTAAACGTGGCAATGAATATGATTTCATATTGTTTTGGAATAATCGAAATATCAGAAGAAAACAGCCAGGTGATGTTATTTTAGCTTACAAAGAATTTTGTGATAAACTATCACCGGAAAAGGCTAAACGTTGCATGTTATTTATGCATACTCAGATATCAGATCCAAATGGAACAGACTTGATGGCTGTTAAGAATAGAATTTGTCCAATGTATAATGTCGTGTTCAGTGATCGAGCTGTTGATACCAAAACATTGAATTTTTATTATAACATTGCCGATGTAACATTGAATATTGCATCAAATGAAGGATTTGGTATTTCATGGTGTGAATCGTTGCATGCAGGAACACCTATCATTAATAATGTCACCGGCGGTCTGCAAGATGGTTGTAGATTTGAAGATGAAGACGGAGATTGGATCGAGTTCACTACAGAGTTTCCAACTAACCATGCAGGAACATATAGGTCTCATGGAGAGTGGGTGGTACCGGTATTTCCAACTAACAGGTCATTACAAGGTTCTCCGATGACTCCTTATATATTTGATGATCGAGTTGATTATAAAGATGTGGCTACTGCAATATGGTTATGGTGGAATCAATCATCAGATAAACGTAAATCAAAAGGTATGGCAGGACATGCATGGGTTAATGGCAATGAATCTAATATGTCAGCTAAACGCATGAGCGAAATGATGGCGGAATGTATCAATACATGTTTGTCATCATGGACTACTCGAAAAAGATTTACAATGTTTAAAATTGAACCAAAAGAAATTAACGAAAACGTAGGAATAATATGAAACCATTTATAGTAGTACAAGGACCGGTAGCTACAAGATCAGGCTACGGTAATCATACCAGAGATCTAGTAACCAGTTTAATTCGTTCGGAAAAGTATGAAATACAGATCATATCTTTACCATGGGGTTCAACACCGAGTGATGCATTGAAACCAGATAATCCAGATCATGAAGCTATTATCAAATGTATTGCAACTCAAAATATAACTCGAAGACCTGATGTATTTATTCAAGTATCTGTACCGAATGAATTTCAACCAATGGGTAAATATAATATAGGTGTAACCGCGGGAATCGAAACTAACCAAGTATCTCCAGAATTCCTTGAAGGAGCTAACCGAATGGATCTGTTAGTAACAACATCGGAACATTCAAAGGAAGGATTTGTTAAAACTACATATGATGCTGTAGATAAAAATACAAATCAAAAAACGGGTGAGCTTAAAATGCAAAAACCGATTGAAGTTTTGTTTGAAGGAATTGATACAGATGTATACAAGAAAACAAATCAATTGGCAGAAACGGTGATAACAGAAATGAGTCAAGTAAAAGAAGATTTTTGTTATTTGTTTGTTGGACATTGGCTGAAAGGAAATTTAGGACATGATCGCAAAGATGTCGGAATGCTTATCAAAGTATTTGCTGAAACATTTAAAAGTAAAGCTTCTCATAACAAACCTGCATTAGTATTAAAAACAAGTAGTGCTACTTTTTCAATTATTGATAGAGAAGAAATTACCAATAAAATACAATCCATATTACAGCCATATGGAAATAAAGCACCAAATGTGTATTTGTTACATGGCGATTTAACTGATAGTGAAATGAATTCATTGTATAATCATCCAAAGATCAAAGCAATGGTATCATTTACTAAAGGAGAAGGATTTGGAAGGCCATTATTAGAATTTACAGCAACAGGCAAACCAGTTATAGCATCCGGATGGTCAGGTCATGTTGATTTTCTTAAAGATTATTCTATATTATTGCCAGGGAATGTAAATGAAATCGATGCATCTGCGGCAGATCAATTTTTATTGAAAGGCTCTAAATGGTTTACAGTTGATTATGGGTATGCAATGAGAATATTAAAAGATATGACTGAAAATTATAAAAAATATCTGGATAATGCT